ATCCGACACATCTCACCTCGTTACTTATAAATACCACTTTACTTCATTTGTCCATAACGTTTTATCGCTTCAACGACAAACTGTTTGCGAACCTTATCGTCACTAAATATTTCCACTAAATGATCGGCCAAACCCTGCCATCCGGCTGATTGGGTCTGTACACCCCTTCGAACCTCGGCCATCTCTTCTTCAGTTAAATCTCTTAGCATGTATGCAACGCCCTCTGTCGCAAATGCTTCATCGCACAAATTAATCGCCTCACCTTTCTCAATTGATTCTTTTAACCGGCGTTTTCTTGCATCTTTTTCATTTTCACTCATTTTTTCTCCTATTATTTAGAGCGGTGCTTCCATGTTGATCGGCGGCTTATACTTGAGTCCCTTCTTGACGAGCTGTCCTTGGACCAACACCTGACTTAACACTGAGGCTTCCATCACCACCTTCATGTCAACCGTGATATTAACATCACCTCGGGTGACGGTAACTGTATCGGAATCCGCAATCTTTAGTGCTTTTCCAATTTGCCTCAAGCGAGAAACGATGTTTACAATATTGTCGGCCCCAGATAATTCTTCACCAATTGCATTAAAAGAATGAATTATGTCAAGAACCGGATCAAACATTGTATACGAAACCTGCTTTTTCCAATCATCTATTTGTGGCACCAGAGCATCTACCTCTTGCATAAGAAGTGGAATATACTCCATCCCCGTAAATGCAGACAGAGCAATCCCGCCTATATCGTCCAGCTCAGTCAAAATACCCCTCAGAGGATCAAACATCGCAGCGTCAAAATACTCTCCAAAATCTTCGAGAGCAAGCTGGAGTGGGTGCATAAAGTTGATCAGATCCTCCAGATCCTCCAACCCGTCAAAATCATAACCCTCAGTCAGTTCCGCAAGCTGCCCAAACATGATAATCATATCTACTAGAGGTTGCTCTCTACCTGGAGCAAACGAGTTTTCTAATCCAATGAAAGCATCTAAAACCTCTGCCGGATAGGTCAACGTCATGAGGTCAAAGCTTCCGATCGTTTCCAGCGGTCCCATGACGTTGGCCAACAGCTGCATAAATTCCACAACCCAAGGCAACGCAGTCTTAGCACCTGTGTTCCTTAAACTATCATAGAATCCCACCATTCCTATAACTGCCGTTTCAATATTGTTCCGAACACATCCGGTACCACGACAGCCTTCCGCGAAATACTGGGAAAGACGCATGGTTGTAATTGGAAGCGCCATCCATGCAGTCGTTTGTTCGAATTCGCCAGAACCACCAATAGATCCCATAGCTTTTCCAAACGCCTCAATCATCTCAAAAATCTGGATCAAACCCGCTGTCTTCGCCTTAAGAACGGCCGGTTGTTCTCCAAACTCAAGTGCCATTATACCATCAATCAATCTCTGCAACGGGGCCTTAGTTTGGCCTTCCTCAGGTTTGGTAAACGACTCCATAAAGAACGCCATGGCTCCCACATATTCTCTAATCTTTTCTTCCTGTGTTTTAACAACTTCAATTACTGTGGTTGTGTTCGCCTTCTGAAGGAACCCGCCTCCCCACTTACTGACTGTCTCCCGTAACTCATTACCAAGCAATGATTCAGGCAACGTAAATTGCCCCATTAATTGAGCAAACGCAGTCATCAAACCTGACGCTGCTGTTGCCGAGTCAATCTGCTGCTTCGACATCCCACCTGCACTAGTAACAATGGTGGTGAGCAACCCTCCCATATTGTCAAAAATTGATTTCATGCCGGCACCGACGGTTTGGATTACCTGGGCAACCTTACCGGGATCCAAGTCCTTGATTTGTAATGCGGCAGTCATGAGATTAGCGATGGGTTCAAACGACTGAAAAACCAAGACCATAATATCGATTTTTTCCCTCAATTCCGCTGGATTCGACGTAATTGCATCTGCCGCGGCTTGAATGGCCGGCATTATTTTCTTTGCCATCACACTCACAACGTCGGCAAGCTCTTCGGCGGCCTTTTCAAAAATATCTGGATCGACACGCTGACCTTTAATTACATCCCACAAGAGCTCAATTGTCCTAAATAGAACCTCGATAATTTTTCCGGCAGTAGCAGCTGCCTGCCCAGCTTTCTGAGATTCTTCCAGTGATACGCCACTAAACGAGGAGATCAATTCTTTGAGCAACTCAACAACGCCCACCATGACCGCTGCGGCTGCCGCAAATACCGCCAGAAGAAATATAACCTGTGGACCACTAGCCAAGACCGCAATAACCGTAAGCACTGCCGTCATGCCAAGCAGCAAGCCCAGTGTTTTTAACACAACCGCGATGATATCGCCTGCGGCCTCTACCGTTGAAGGCTGAACTGGATTCCGAATCCTGGAAAGCTCTTCGGTTGTGGTGACCATCACATCTGCAATTACATACATGAGGATTATGATCCCGCCAAGAATGAGAGCGGCGGCGGACATCGCCTGGACCGTGACGCCTTTCGCAAATTTAATAGCATACATCAAACCAGCCACGGCACCAACCATCTTTGCCAGCGCATATATTACGGCGGCAATCGCAATCATGTGCATGGGTTTAGCACCCCGAGACTCCATGTGAACGGCCAGCTCTATTACACCCAAAACCGCCAAACCGAACATTCCACTTATGAGGAGTAATATACCTGCCGCTTTAAAGAGCTTACCGGGGTTGATCTCGCTCAGATGTTCCACGGCACACTTAATACCTTGAGCCATTTGACCAATTGGACCCTGTTTCTCCCAATCGGTCATTGGCATAGCAGCTCCTGATGGTGGTGTTGCAGCCCCCAGACCGCCCATGAGGCGCGCCATCAGGTTCTTTACGAAACCACCAATCATTCCGGCGGCTACAATATAACCGACAGACTGCAGCAAGGCCGCACCAAGAATGACCCCCAAAATTTTGCCCAAGGCAGAGGTGATGGTCTCACCATAATCTGTCCAGAATTTATCAATAAATGCCATGAACGATGTTGCCAGACCCTCCCATGCCGTAGCCAGGGCAGGATCTGCCAAAGCCGCCTGAATCATGGGCATGAAACCATCCTCAGCCAATCCGGCTCCAACTTCGGGCGCCTTCAATCCATTAGTCAGGAGACTAAGTGCACCCTGAAAAAGCTTTGCAAGTCCGTCAAACAAGGTGGGTGCAAAAGTTATTAGTGAAGCGCCAACAAAATCAATGGCATCTTCAAGTCCTTGAAGCATAGTATCTACAAACGAACCACCACCGCCACCGCCACCAAAAAATTCTCCAAAGATAGCATTGAAGAGATCGGTAAACGCAAACCTAACATTCTCGCCTCCCCCTTTCACGGTGTCAACAAACGTCCGAAAAAATCCCTCTATCCGGCCCATCCGCTTTCTCATTTTGGTGGGATTAAACATATGGTCAAAAAAATCAGTCACCACATGAAGAGGACCATCCTTACCAAACAATTCACCCAGCATCAGACCGACGCGCTGGCCTGCGCGATCAACAATCTTGAACGTCTCATAAATACCAAGAATTATGTGTCTGAATTCTTCAGACTTTCCAATTCCTTTCGACACGCCGTCGAAAAATGCGCCGAGCAGGCCGCCCGACCCGGAAAGTTGTTCTCCTTGCTCAATGACGCGTTCCATAACTTTGACGAGTTCTCTATTGGCTGCGGTTTGAGCCATCGTAGCACGGGTGGCGGCATCAACTCCATCGTTAACATCATCCATGGCATTCATGTCGAACGCATTGGTGGGATCCATCATGTTTTGGAGCTCCATCATATCCATGCCAGTGAGCTCGGCCATACGAGCCTTCTCCTGACGGGACATCGATTCAAATTCCTGACCGCTAGCTTGTAATGCATCCTTGAGCATTGTCACCTGTTCGGCAGGCGTAGCCGTCATCATATCCATGGCGTCCACAGTAATACCAAACTGTGCGGCAAGTTCTCCGGCGGCTTTTGCACCAGATTCAAAATCATCAAATACTGCGGTTGCTTTTGTCAAGGTCTCAATGGAGACGCCTAATTTCTGTGCAGCGACCGACATCTTAAGCATCTCTTTAGTATCAGTTCCAAAAACTTCGGGAGCCTGAGCCATTTGATTGATCATTTGACCAGTCAATTTTTCATTAACGCCGAAGGCCTTGGATACCTGTACCACCTGAACTTTAAGGTCTTGGAGCGTTTTCTTTAGTGATTTGCCGTGCGCTCGCCCAGACAGAGCCAGGTGAGCCATGCCTTCGCCTGTTAAGCCCAAAGCCTTGCTGGCGATAATAATTTCTTCACCGGCTTCTTCAAAATCACCTGCCAGCCGAGTGAAAATCGGACCCATCTCGGTGGCTCTCTCCTGGAGCAGTTCCATCATCTTGGCCGTGCCACCAGGTCCAGATCCAAAAACACGGGCCATGCGTAACCCAGTCCCGCTAAATTTTTGACCGCGGGCGTTTAATTGATCCCAAGACTTCATTAGCGCGGCGCCTTCACCTTTATGAAGAGCGCCGAACTGAGCTCGAAGAGCTTCCATCTGTTGTCGGATCTCGCTGGTCCCGTTGTGGAGCTCCTGGCCCTTTTGGAGCAGACCATCAATCATACCGTTATATGCCTGAAGTCCGAGCTTAACAATGTTAAATGCGCCGCTGACCATACTGGTCATCAGGCTTCCAATACTTCCGAGAATACCGAAAACATTGCTAGCAGCATTTTTGACGGCCACAAACGCACCCACGCCGGCGGCCTTCCAACTAAACGAAGTCTTCGTCGCTTTTTTCATTGCCTTATTGACATCTTGGGTGCCGCTTGCCACATCTTCCGATGCGTCTGCGACTTCGAGTAACCCAGCTTTTGTCTCGGCCATCCGTTCTTGAAAACCATCAAGCTCACGGCATTCCAGTGCTCGACACAATTCTTGGGCCAATGCAATCTGATCGGCGAGCTCACTCTTGTTTTTAGCCATCAGTGCCGAACGCTCGGCAATGACGGCGTTAAGCGCTTGTTCGATTTCTAATTGTGAGCGGTCAGTGGCCATGCAAGTTTTATCCTACCTCTATAAATATTCAAAAGGTGAGAACGCGTTAAAAAGGCCAGCTATAACCAAAGCTTTCTTTAAATTTTTTAGCAGCAACCGTTTTTGTCTCAAGCATGACTGCAATATCCGGATTGTCTGCCTCCTCACGAAGAGAAAGATAAAGTCTTCGAGAAGAACCCAGGACTTCTTGCAAAGCCAATAGCTGTGTGCTGTTGCCTTTAATTTTGACGTTGGGCGTTAGTCCCAAGATATAAGCCGCGGATGCAGCGAACAGTTTCTTTTTGTCGTTCATCATGACCTCGTTTAATAAATATCATGATTACGTGAATCTGCGCTGATTTGATGGCACCATATTCCGACCACGACCCTGTAAAGCGCGGGCATCGGGAGTGTTGGTAGACGCGCCACGGCTTTGACCGTTAGCTTTCTTAATCTCGTCGTTTATTCTTGTAATAAACCAGACGCGCTGATAGACGGGCAAAAGATAGGCATCCCGATAGCCAAATCCACAATAATACATGAGCAAAAAAATGTGCTCAAGATAGAGGTCTTTGTTATCAGGCGTCAGGCCAAAAAAAGGCGGCACCCATTGGGAGCCTCACCTCCGATGATTCAAAACAAGCGGTGCAATCCATCCATGATTTCATGTCCACCCCAGGTTCGTGCTCGTCAATATATTTTCTGAGAAACAAGGAATCACGAGCAGGCATCGCGCGAATGAAAAAGCCAATCTTAGTTTTATCTGTGATGCCTTCAACACTTATAATCGAATACGTTAAACGAGTGGTAACGAGATTATCTACTTTCACACCTTGCTTTTTCTTGCGTTCATTGGTGACACTGATATCCCGTTCATCGGCCCCGGTCAAAAACTTGAATCTTATTTTCTTCTGTGTTAATGGCAGTTGTACCTCAAAAAGATTTGCACCGGGAGCTACAGGGGCGAGTGTTAATCGCTTAATGGGAAGCTCACCGAGATTAAAGCTTTGTTTAGTGCGCTGACTACAGGCAGGACAGTCAACCTCTACGTTATATTCGCTCCCATACCCCGTTACACGCAGGGCAGTCATGAGCGCATTGCGATCTCCACTTAATAAAATTTCCGGATCAAAACCTTCATCCATAATGGCTGATTTCAATAATTCCGAAATAACCGTTCCCTTTTTAATTAAGGCCCGACTAGTCAGGATATCTTCTTCCCGGGCGGTCATTGCCTTGATTGAAACTTCCTCTTTCCCATGCATGCCGGAATCAACCGGATAGATCACCCCACCCGATGGAAGTGGCACATTTTGAACTGGAATTTCCAGATTAAAATCATCCTTGAGAACGTTTCGGGTTGGCATAAGCGGATTGCCCGGCTGCGTACCTTCAGTAAATACTTCGTTCTTTTTATCTCTTGCCAAAATAAACTCCTACAGTTACACTGACAATGGTAACCACATTTAGATTAAGTTAAAAGTAAACACGGGCTCACAGAAATAAAATAACCGGCAAAAAAAGGGTGCCCACAAGGGCACCCTAAGAACACGAGCTACCAAACCATGTTCTGTATCAATATTTAATATGCAAATTTAATATTGCAAGACACAGTTGTCAAATCTAATTGTCAATGAAATTTCAGCTGGATCTTCCGTACCATAGTCTAGGCTACCAAAACCGGCCGCCGTTAAAAAGCATCCTTTGAGATCCCATAATTCAACAACAGTACCAACCGGATCGAGCATCTTAAGCTGAACATCTCTTTTATAGAAATCAGCGTAGCCTGAACGGCCGGATACGGTTTCCGTGTGTGTACGCACCCACTCCATCACCTGTTGAGCTCCAGAGGGTGCGATTGGATCATAGAGAGTTACAGCAATTGTCTCATAGGAGAGCTTTCCAGCTAGATATCTCTTTGAATTGATGAACTCCAATGTTTGTTCACCAATAGTCACGCTTGGGCGTGCCGCGGCTTTCATTAAAAATGCATCAATGCCTTCAATGGCAAATACCCACCGAAATTGTCTCTTCGGTTCGAATTTATTTGGTAGCATGTCAGCGACTGGCAGTGTTTCGGCCATTTTAGGTTCTCCTTAATCTCATATTAAATATAACGTTGCACATTTGTTTGACTAAATCTCGGTACCGTTGTTGGTAATAACGAAATCCAAGGCAATAAATTCCACAGCGCGTGTGGGCTGCAAGAAAATCTTGCCTCGAACCGTATTATTTTCAACATCGGCCTGAGTGGTTGTGGAAGCATCAATAATGACTCGATATCTTTCCACGCCTTGCTGTGCCTGAATCTCAGACAAGATGGGATTAACAGCTGCAGAAAATCTTGCAAGTGTTGATTCCCGGTTTGGTTCGAAAATAAACGTATCCGCTACCCTTCGAACCTTTCGCCTAACATCAATTAAGAGGCGTCTAACATTGACACGATCTAGAGCTGAAGCTGCCGCAAGAAGCGTTTTCTGGCCCCAAATCACATGTTGGTTTGGATTTGTTGGAAATTCGGTAATTGGATTAATGTCTGTTTCGTAGAGTGCGTCCAAGTTATTTCGGCTGAATTTCACCTTCGATTCTATCGTCGACTCAAGGGCACCTCTGGTAAACCCAGCAGGAGCAAACCATGGATAGGCAACCGAATCATTAAGTGCCATTGCTCCAAGTACCACGACCGACGGAGGAACCCTCACGTTGGTTAACGTGTTAGGATCGGTTACAAAAACATCAGGAAAATAAACTGCGGCAAACGAAGTATTAAGCGCTCGAGACTTTAACGTCTCAGCAGTATTTGTCACGCTGATTTTCTGAATAGACGAAGTCACCACGTTGTTATCAACATCGGTTTCTTCAAGATCCATAATATAGAGTGCATCAAATCGTTCTTCGGTTTTTTCAATACCAATGTCTGTTACCTTTTCTTCTCTTAGACCAGGAATTGTCAAAAGCTGGATGTCGACATCACTCTTTTCTGCCATCACGTCCAATGCCTTTGCATAAGCAGAAATTGTAGGAGCCTCAGTAAAACCTTGAGCCTCATCAGACATTTCGCGCTTTGCCGCGTTATCAAGCAATTTCGCCTTATCCTCGTTAAATTCGTTAACGCCTCTAAAACCACCTTGCACAGGACACGTAAACTTAAAATATTTCTGAGAAGCAATATCTCCAAAGTCCTTTGACACGTTTAGGAATCTAGTATAAGTCGTAGAACTCCAAGATGCGTCTGATTTTTGCAACGTCCCAGAAAGAATGCCGTTCCGGCGATACGCGGCGAAAGCCCACTCTCGGGCGTCGACCACATCACCGCTTGACTTGGTGTGAATCTGAATTTTCTCCAATGAAAACAAATTATTATTGAAGTTGTCGCAGTCATACACCGTCCCACTGCTATCCAGTGTTCCAACGTTATTACCCACCCAGGCGGCCTGGCGGCCGGTGGAAAATTTGGGATAATATTTCGTAAACGCAGCAACTCCCTTGTTTAGGATTGCACTGGAATTTGGAGTAGCAAGCTTATCAACGCGTGTGTTCTGCCAACCCCAAAATAGCGATGATTGTGGAGTTTTCTTGGTTCCTGTGCCTTGAGCAATACTTTGCCGATAGGGAACGGGTGGTTCGGTTAAGCGGTGACCCCACGAAGACGTAATAATACCAAGAACGGTACCTCTTTCACCCTGACCTCCTTCTGTGGTGGCTGAGGGATGCGGGGGCATAGTCATAATACTTGAACCGGAGGTTACCAGGTGGAAAGGTCCACGGAAACCAACTGGCAGTGCCGTCTTTTCCATTTCGCCGTCGCTCACTTCCGAAGTCGCCGAAACACGAATGTAACGGGACTTGTTGGAAAAGATGCCGTCAACAACAAGCTTTTGCGCGGCTGGCAGCTTGTCAAAATCAAAATAGGTATTGATATTTCCAATTCGACGACAGACAAAATTATCCGAACTGGGGTCAAGATCCAATCCACGGAAAGCTTCGCCGGTCTCGACAACCGTGGCCGTATAATCGGTATCCCAGAATTTACGAACAATCAAATCAAAGCTTCCATAATCGTCGTCAGTCTTTGACTTTTTAATATTTTCAATAGAAATCTTAATATTCGTGTTCGTCGAACTTCCATCATCCAGAGCATGAACGGTGAACAAGTCCTTATTCTTACCACCAATTTTCTGCGAAACAATGGCAGGAGAAAATGCATGACCAAACCGATCACTAAAATTCTCAAAGTTGGGGATAGACGTTGAGCCGGTATCCCCAACATTTTGGGCAAGCGACGACGTAAGGAGGAACACTGCGTCTTCCATATCTCCCATTCTTGGAACGCCATTGGCAACGGCCGGAATTAGGCCTGAAGCGGTGATAACCGCCTGGGCAGTAAAGACATCGTAATGTGAATAAAGAAAATGACCTGCCTCTTGAATTTTGGATGGATCGGTATTAAAGACCTCGGTTATGTAATTTGACTTGGCTGGATTTAAAGAAGCGGTGATAGTATTGGGATATTGTTCCGTATTCTTGTGCCCATTGAGTAGCATAACAAAATTATAAGTCGTATCGGGTGTAGGTGAACCGCCCGCGGTAATGGAACCCACTGCGGATCCACCATCCTGGCCGGAGTCGAATGAGCCCATCGCGAGCCCTATCGACGCTGACGAAGCATTAGTCGTCCAGTTTCCGGATAAAGCCAGTAACACGCCACTGGGTGCCATGACCACACCACGAAGAATGGAACTAGCACTCGCATTCGTCTGGATACCGGCGGAGCTGAACACGTCGCAGTTATTGGAAGCCGACATGAATGCACCAAGCATATATGTTCGGCCCAGGATGCCTCCGGTATTACCAGCGTTGGCGTACGCGTTGGCACCAATGTAACCATTAGCTTTCACCTGAGGGACTCCAACAATGAAACCAGCATTCTTAACACCACCAGCAGGAACAGCCTGGGAATTCGACGTCAAGCCTTCGCTTGTGAGTCGTTTCTTCCCATCGCCAATTCCAAGCACGCGCAAATATGTTCCAGCCTTAGCTTTCTTCATCCATTCGTACATCGCAAGCGGCCCAAACTTTTCGCCGTCTGTCTTTCCAAAAATGGTCTGGTAATCCCCAAACGTTGCCACTGTTACGGGCACAAATGCAGGACCTTGATTTGCAGTACCAATAATTCCTGCCGGCACCCCTTGTGGTAGAATGGAGGTTGGTCCACTTAAGTCAATTTCCTTGGTACTGACGCCAGGACTTTTAAATGTCAGTTCAGCCATGTTATAGCTCCTTATTACAGTAATATGTATACATCACGCAAACTCTCTTCACCCCTATGCCGTGTCAAAGTCGATAGAAACGAACTTGTCCGACTTGTAGGGTTGTAAAAATATTTTTCCTCTAACTATATTGTTCTCAATATCTGTCTGTGTAGTGGTTGTGGTATCAATTATAACCTTATATCTCTCAATACCTGCAGTCGCCTGCACACCCGCTAAAATGGGTTGCACTGCCAGAGAAAAACTCTTAAGAACAACTTCTCTATTTTGCTCAAAAAGATAACTGCGCGCAATCTTGCGCACCCGTCGACGAATATCAATGAGCATGCGTCTCACGTTAACTCTCTCCATAGCGGAATCCAAATCGCCAGCCATCAATGTTTTCTGGCTATAAATAATTAGTCCGTCAGAAGTCGGAATGATCGGATTAATTGCCGCATTATAAAGTGTGTTGACAGCTGTTTCACTTCCAGACAAATATTTTACTGTCGTAGTTATGCTGTCGTTTAATATTCCACGGGTATTACCACATGGTGCCGACCATGGGTATCCAAGACGATCATTGTTTCCAATAGCCCCCAACACTGCAACAGAAGGTGCAACAAAAATTTCTTCAGAGCTAACCGGATCAAGCATACTCACATTAGGAAAATACGTTGTGACAAATGACGAATCCAAAATGCGCGATTTAAATTCTTGAGCGGTATTATCTATGCTAACTGTCTGATCTGACGATGTGACAACATTGTTCTCAATGTCATATTCTTGAAGGTCCATTATATACATGGCGTCAAAATGTTCCTCAGTTACTTCGGTGGCCATATTCGTAATATATGGTACTCGCACACCGGGGATTGCCAGCAGCTGAATGTCGGTTTCGGATTTTTCTACCATTAAATTTAAAGCGTGAACATACGAAGACACCGTGGGACCTTTTTTCCCACCCTGTCTGGGATCGTCAAGCTCCCACGTAAGAGCGTTGTTTGTCATTCTAGCTTTATCACTATCGAAAATATTAAAACCGTCAAAACCTGCCTGAACAGGCATCGTAAAGCTCAAAAAACTCTTCACACCTGTTTCTTTAAAATCTTTTGTTACGTTTAAAAAACGACCTGTGTCGTGTGAGGTATTACTTTTCATTTGACGTTGTAACACACCGTCGCGACGATACATGGCAAATGCCCATTCCTCAGTATCGACAACGTCAGCGTCCGACCGGGTATGAATTTGAACATTTTCAAGAGTAAACATGTTATTGTTGAATCTGTCGGAATCATAAATAGTCCCGTCCGCGTCTAATTCGCGCGCATTGTTGCCGGCGAACATTGGCTTTCGAGCGGTGGAAAAATGAGGAAAATATGTACAAAATGATTGCGCGCCGTAATTGGGCCAATTGCTATCGTTTGGATCATAGGTGCTCGTAATCCGCTCTGTCTTGAACCCCCAGCAAAAATTTGCATTTACCGTCTTGCTATCTTCGGTGGCCCCTTCCCATGTCGCTAAATTTTCGCGATAAGGAATGGGTGGTTCCACCAGTTTATGAGACCACTCAGTAGATGCAGCTATAACTGAACCATCGGAAAGAGGGTGTTGTGGCAGGCTCATAATGGAAGAACCAGATGTAGTGAGATGATACGGTCCACGAAAACCAACCGGCAATAACTTATTGCTAATAGTTTTACTATCAACCTCGGGATTCATTTCCACCCTAATATACACCGACTGATTCGCGAACTTACCTGCTCTCACCATTCTTTGAGCCCATGAATTTTTATCAAAATCAAAATATTGGTAGTTATCACCTATCCGGCGAGCAATATAGTTGTCAGATTCTGGATCTAAATTGCATGTAGGAAATGTTTCCCCCCCCAACAACCCCGATGCCTGGCTTATATCTGTATCCCAAAATTTACGAACATCCACGTCAAACGTGCCATAACCGGTATCAATAGCCGATGGTTCGATATTTTTAATTGTTATCTTTAACTGTTCATTTCCAACAGCACCGTCGTCCAGTATGTGAAACGTAAAAAGATCCTGAGGGATTCTGTTAATTTTTTGCGAAATAACTGTGGGCGAAAAAGCCGTTCTAAAACGATCGCTAAAATTTTCAAAATTTGGAATATTGAGCGACAGGGAATCATCTTGATTTCTAGCCATTGACCCAGTTATTAAAAATACACAATCTTCTAAATAATTGTCATACAAGGCCGGCTCTTTTTGCATGCCTGCAGTGACCACTCCGGATCCGGTAATCTTAGCTTGTGGAGTCCAAAAATCATAATGTGTATGAAGATAATGACCGGCTTCCTGCAATTTTTCCGGATCGGTATTAAGAGATGTCGAAATATAGAGCTCTGTGCCATCAAAAGACGCGGCCGGGTTGAGCGACGCAGTAATGGTGTTCGGATATTGATCGGTGGCAATATGTCCATTAAGCAATAAGACAAAAGTATATCGGTCGGAAAATAAATCTAAGGAGCCAACACAGGAGCCTCCATCCGCACCTGCTGCAAAAGAACCCTGAACTGGCGCGGCTGATGCTGTCGACGCGTTCCCGGTATAACATCCTGATAACGCAGGCATTACCCCAGACGCGGCAAATAAAACTCCTCTTAAAATAGGAGCAGCAAGACTCGAACCACGGGCTTGAATTCCTGCATCGGAAAATGTCGTGTAACCCTTGGACTCAGACATAAATGCGCCCAGAAAGTATGTCCGCCCTAGAGAACCCCCGGTGTACGCGTAGGGATTATTGCCCAATAGCCCATTAGTATTTACCTGCTGAGCACCAACAATAAATCCAGCATGCTTCACAGACCCTGCTGGCAAATCCTGGCCGGCATCGTCAACATCACTTGTAATAAGTCTTCTCGCGCCGGTGCCGACGCCAAGAATTCGCATGTAGGTGGCCGCGCTTTGATACTTGAACCATTCAGCAACAGCCAGTGTTGCAGCATGAGAACCAGTCACTTCACCAAATCTAGCCGCAAAATCAGATATACTGCCCAAAGTGATAGGTACAAAAGCCGGGCCCTCCCAAGAGGTTCCAATAACCCCAGGAGGGAGACCAATTGGTGCAGCTTGTGTGGCTGCAAAACTCGGTAACTCGTAAGATACGCTTACGCCCGGACTACTCATTATACAAACTCAACTCCAGCATTTGTAATGATAAAGTCGATCGCAATGAACTCAATTGCTCGGGTGGGAACCAGAACAATTCTGCCATTAAGACGATTTTGTTCCACATCGTCTTGTGTATTATTGGTGTCATCCATTACAACCGAGAATTTCTCAATTCCCTGCTGAGCCTGCACTAACGCCAATACCGGTGCAACCTGACCCACAAAACGTGCCCTCGTAGAAGAATTGTTGGGTTCGAAGAGCAGAAGTTCAGCAATTGAAACAACAAGTCTCTTGACTTCCAAAAGCATCCGACGAACGTTGACTCTATCCAGTGCTGACTTGTTAATCTGCAGTGTCTTTTGGCCGAAAATCACGAAACCGCCATCTGGGAAGTTGGCAATAGGATTAATTCTTGCATCATAGAGATCATCACGATCAGCCGATGTCAAACGTGTCTCTGTATTCGTTACAAAGCCAAGAGCGCCTCGATTAAATCCAGCAGGTGCAAACCATGGGAATGCCACTGAATCGTTATAGCTCAGTGCACCATAAACCGCCACGGACGAGGGAACGAAGACCGGTCGATTGTTTGTATCGTCTTGAACGAAGACATCTGGGAAGTACGTAGCTGCAAAGTTATTATCTACGCGCCGGCCCTCAAATGCCTCGACTGTCTCTCTCACATCGGGACGCTTTGGATTATCTGCAAATAGCCGATTGCCATCTTCGTCATACTGTTGGATGTCCATCACATACATTGCCATTGAGTAATTGCGAGTATTTTCTGCCAATAGATCGGAGATAAACGGGTCTCGAATGCCTGGAATTGCAATGAGGTTAATTGAAACAGTCATCGGATCGGTCATAATATCCGCGGCCTTGCGATAACTGAAGACCATATTATTTTGCCGGCCCGCACCCATCATCGTACCGTCGTCTGTTCCATTGAGACCGAGTCCACCAGTGAAATCATCACCAGCCTTACCACCGGGATCGGTGGATGCAGCCTTGTCGTTCATGTAATAAACGTCCGGATCTAAGATGTTCAATCCATCAAACCCACCGTAGAATGGCATCGTAAACTTGGCAAACTTCGTAAAGCGATTAAACTTAATTGACGAACTCGCGATGAGTGTTGCCAAAGTAAAGCGACCAGCAATGATACCATCATTAATGGTATAGTTCTTTGCCTCTGGATACTTATTGCGCAAATATGCCGCATCAACCATGTGCTCATTCGCAGATCCAGTTAAATTAGTCATAGTAGTCGTAGATAGAGCAACACGAGCAAGCGTAAACTTATTATCGTTAAACAAGTCAGCACCTGAACCGGTTACTAGATTATCCAGCTTGCCCAAACCCTGGAACTTTCCATAAGCAGATACGGTAGCATTCGGCAGCGACCCGGCATTGGCGTTTAGGACGGCGTTGCTCACTGACGAAGTGAGTGGACAGCGCTCAAACTTAGTTCCCCAATATAACCTCGAATCAACTCGCTCGGTCTTCGCCGGATAACCAACGTATGCGCCACCAGATGTCGGGACATTCCCCTTGGTAACCTTAAATCTGTATGGAAGCGGAGGCAAAATTGAACCAGACAGTGAGGTTCCGCCTCCACCCGGGGCGGTAGCGGATGAATCGCTCATTCCGGGACCCAAGGCCCGGAGTCGCTTACCCCAACGGTTCGTTCCCACTCCACCCCCCGCAGCTGTCGATCCTACTGCGTCCTGATTTTTATCAAGCAGTGCCGAAGCAAGATCGTCTGTAAGGGTGTCTGTAGTCTTCAATACCGGAATGCCACGGAAGCCAAAAGGCATACTCGCGGCGGGCACTTCTTTCTCATACACCTTAGTATTCATCACAACACGCACATACCGGCTCATATTGGGATACTTGCCACTCACCAAAATGCGCTGTTCGTCGATGTCCACAGAGTCAAAGTTATATTGCGCCTTATAGTCACCCACAATTTTCGCAACAAATCTCTCACTGGTAGGATTGAGAGTAACTTCAGGATAAGTTTCTAAAACTTCTTTAGATACATCTTGATCTGAAAATTGTCGAACTTGAACCTCGAACGTCCCGTATGGATTGTTTTCGTCAGTAGAAGCCCGCACATTGGCGATACTGATCTTTAACTTGTCGGAAGCATATACGCCATCAGAAATCGATTCAAAGTAAAATAAGTTAAATTCACTTCCTCCGAAGGGTTGCGAAATAACGTACGGGGTTCTGGGCGTCGTATAACGAGTATCATATCTTCCAAACGAATCGCCGTATCCCTCACTCTGTCCTCCGATGGTGTTCGTGGCAGCCGATCCAGAACAAAGAGCAATAACATCGGCTGCATCTAGAACAACAGGTGCAATTTCTCGCTCAACGGCAAAGTTAAGATAAAGCAGATGTTGCTTATCTTCGAAATCGAGAGGATTAGTGTTAAGCACCTTCGAAACATAATTCTCGTTAGAGGGATCGAGTGACGCTGTGTAAATTCTGCAGCCAGGCAGACCATCATCATTTGCCCACCCATCGCCTGCCGAAGATGAAATAACAATCTTGAATGTTTTGAATGTTGCCTCGCTTGGGCGCGGGTCCAACCGTGTAATCGAATTTCCGCGGTCGATATCTGCAGCGACAAGCTGGCCGCCGGCAGTAAGACCTGAACCGGTTGCTGCGCATAAGACGACGCGTGACCCGGTCGTGGGAAAGATAGCCGCCCGAATAAGATTAACTGTGCCACCCGCTGCGGTACCAGGAAACGAATTATTATCCGTAAATTCAGGCAGAGACATCATCTCTCCTGCTCCGGAGATATAATGATTTGCAGCGATAAAGCACACTTGCCCAACATTTGAGGCAGAGCTCCCCGCACCGATAGATTGAACCTCTCCCACAAGCTTGAATCCTGCTTTAGAAACAATTCCATAATTTCTAGTGGATGTCATTTCTGCTTCGGTGTCGTTTGATCCGGCACCCAAAACACGCATGTATGTTACGGCATCTTTATTTTTTAAATATTCCCGCACCGCATATGGGCCAGCCTGATTGGGATCAAGCGGTCCAAAGCGCGTTTCAAAATCAGCCCATGTCCCAATTGTAACAGGTACAAAAGCTGGTCCACGTTCTGCTGTTCCAATAACACCAGCAGGAGTTCCTGTTGGTTCAGCTTCCCGGGCGGAGAGGTCAATTTCTCTCTCAAAAAATCCGGGTGAGCGAAATGTCTGTTCGGCCATTATAAGCTCCTTTTTTCCTTAACAATGGTAATTATTCTCTTCAAAGTCATGATTCTACTCCGGCACCACAAGAATAGTGCCTAAATCATCAGTTAGTTGTGCTCGATATACTGTTTCACCCTTTCTTTGGTTTCTTGATTTAAAGGGTAAAATTTCGCGCTTTACTTCATCAGTAACGGGATCTCTATAAGTTCGCACCACTTCTACAGTATGGCGACCCGATGAAGTGCCCCCGATCGTAGAATTATTATAGTAACCTCCGTCCTTCGTTGTCGACGGTGCTACGATACTCTGTCCCGGAAGTGGAGCATCAGCGGGCTCCAGATCATTTAGCATAAATTTGTTTAAATCGCTACTGACAACAGGAACAATTTGTTTTTCAGCAAGGGGTGCGTATACCGCCGTCATATCAAAAGAAATTTGTGGTGCAGATATAAAGCGCTTAATTGTATTGCGGGCTCCCTCAAAATCCGGGGCGATAATATAAGCCGGGACTGCCATGCTGAAACTGTATCGAACGAGCCGCTCTTCATCTGTAAAATCAGAAAAATTATTTCCAGGAGAAAAACCACCCTCTAAATATGCCACGAAATAATACCCTTTTTCAGTTTCAATCCTAAAGGTAAGTTTACCATTCGTGTGAGCTGACGACATGAATGCCATCAAAAGATCGTTCATCTGTTGCGTGTATTGAGTCCAAAAAGTAACCTCATAGGTAGTGCTGTAATACTTGACATTAGGAATTTCAAAAATTTCATAAATATTGTTTCCAAGT